GTTTCCCAGTCACGATCAAAGAGGCGGTTTATTGTAATAGTTTCCGACACGAGCACCCAATCCGCAATGCTGCTTGGCTCGATAGTGCAGGAGCTGGAGACCAACGAAAGAATAATAAAGGATTTTGGAAAACAGGCTGGCTACCTCCCGACGAGTACAAAGGAGAAACGCCAGTGGTCCTCTAGGGATATTGTTACTCTGAGTGATATTCGTGTGAGTGCTAGGTCCTGGAACTCAAGAATCAGGGGTATTAAGCATGGAGAGCAGAGGCCTGACCTGATCATCCTGGATGATGTAGAGAATGACGAGAATGTCGTATCTGACGATCAGAGAGAGAAGGTGAAGAATATGTTCTTTAAGACGATTATGAATCTGGGTACACATAATACTCAGATTATTGTTGTAGGAACCATACTCCACTTTGACTCACTACTGTATAACCTAATTAATAAGCCCATAGAGGGTTGGTATGTACAGCTTTATAAAGCAATAAAGGATGACGGCACTCCACTCTGGAAGGAATGGTGGACGCTTGAGTTACTAGACGCTAAGAGAAAGGATATCGGCTCTATTGCTTTCGAGCAGGAGTATATGAACAATCCTCTAGATCCTGACTCACAGATCATAAAGCCCGTATCTTATTATGAACAGGTGGATCTGAGCTTTTTGGAGTGCTATGGGTATATAGACCTGGCCATTAGTGAGAAGGAAACCGCTGACTATACGGCCATAACTACTATCGGTAAACACAAAGTTAGTGGTAAACTATATGTGTTGGAACCTGTGCGTATGAGGGGAGACATCACAAAGCAGTTGGCTTTGCTCTTCGCTATGCACAAGAAATACAAATACGTTAAGTTTGGGGTAGAGAGCGTTGCTTATCAGAAGGCATTCTTTCAACTTGTCCAGAGGGAAAGCTTGGAGAAGAATATATATGTGCCTGTTGTCGAAATAGAGGTCGATAAAGATAAGATTCGCAGGGCCATAGAGGTCACGCCACATATTGAGAATGGGACAGTTCTTTTCAATGCAGGGCACCAAGACTTCATGGCAGAGCTGGTGCAGTTTCCTAAGGGTGCACACGATGACTGGGTGGACTCGTTTGTAGGAGCGGTTAATATAGCACTAGGGGGTGGTGGAGGAGTAAAGACGAGAAAATCTGGGATGACTGACTCACGCAAGAAGCGTGGGGGATTTAGTTATCCTAAAAATTATTAATGCCAGAAGACAAACAGCTCACCAAAGCAAGAAATGATTCGGTTAAAAAGAGGAGGGGAATGACTACAGAGAAAGGTGTAAAGGGAGAGATCTCAGTTGATTCCTTCAGAGACTGGGAGAATCGTGTAGACTACTTAAATATCCTGGACTACCGCAGAATGGTAGATAACGATGGCACGATTCAGATGATCTGGAACGCTATTGTAAATACTATTCTAAGTGCAGGCTTTGAAATTATTGACGATCCAGAACTAGATCAGGAAGAGGAGAGTGAGGAGTTGCAGTTCGTTAAGTCTGTTCTCCTAAACCCACGCTGGAAGGGTGGCATGTCCAGCAATATCCATCAAATAAACAGAGACAAACTAAGGGCTTTCATTGAAGGCTATCGTGTGTATGAGGTGATTTACCGTCTAGATGGTGGTAAATACTTACTCAATAAGCTTGCCCCTAGGGCCATCAAAAGGTCTGAGGGCGAGATTAAGCTAATCGTAGACGATGTAGGTGAGTTTGTCGGCTACTATCAGAACACATCCTTCAAAGGTAAGGCTATTGAGATCGAGGTAAGAAATGCATCAGACATCCATAAGGCTCACTTGGTTAACTATGGTGCTGAATTTGGGTCTAATTACGGTAGGTCTGGTCTAAAGGGCACTTGGTACCACTACGACAAAGCCCACAAGGGTATGTTCCTTAATCATGTTGCTCATGAACTTGGTGCTAATAAGGCTAAGTTTGTAGGTAAGCAGGGAGCACTCAGTGATGATGAGGACTCAGTAGATGATCAGTTGATGGATGCACTACAGAACGCATGGCAGGAGACTACTGTGATGTATAACGCAGCATCTTATGAGATTGAAGTGGTTGACCTGGCTGACGCTAATGTAATGGCTCAGGGTAAGGATATGATTTCCATGCACCAGTCACAGATGGCACAGTCCTTACTGGCTCAGTTTATTCAGTTAGGGTCTGAGGGTTCAAATACAGGATCGAGGGCTTTAGGTTCTTCACAGGCCGACTTCTTTACTACTGGACTACAGACGATTGCTGAGATTCTGCTTGAGGCTAGTTGGAACAAGCTAATTGCTGATATGGTAATGATTAATTTTGGTACCGATATATTCCCACAGCTCAAATGGAACTCGATCAGTAATCGTGCCGATGAACAGTTGATGGAAGGCTTCTTGGAGCTAATTAGAACCAACCAACTAACAGATAATGTTGTTAATAAGCTAACAATCAAAGGTACTGACGCTCTTGGTATTGAGGTTAGCGAGGAAGAGATTGAAGAAGAGAGAAAGGAAAAGATGGAGATGGAGCAAAAACAGAAACAGGCAGAGATGGATATCCAGGCACAAAGGTTCGCTAGACCTCAGATGAGTGAGGATGTAGAGCTTGCTGAGGTAGGTATTATTAGGGACTTGTACCCTGATGAGAGAAAGGTGATGCTTGGTGACATTGAAAGACACATGACCGATGGTGTCGCCACTGCCGAGAGAATCCTAACTAATAAACTAAATAAACAGAAAGAAGATGTTATTAGAGACTACTTGGGTGCAATCCGTAAGGGTAGGAAGTCTATTGATCGAGTCGAGGTAAAGCTACAGGAGGGAAAATATTCTGACGAGCTACTCGCCTTGGCACTACTCTACACTAACTTAGGTAAGGATATGGCTAGTAAGGAGATTGGTGAACTATCCCCAACACTACCTACAAGCATGAGACGTAAGGTTGAGTCTGAGGTGGCTAGAATTATCAAGGTACAAGAGTCAGAGCTAGAGTTTAGGTTACAGCAAGTGGCTCAGGATGCTCTAGACACAGGGATTGCAGAGAACCAAGCATCACTACTAATGGAGCAGGAGTTTAATAAATTTATCGATACAAAGACAACGCCAACTGTAAATGCTTTGGTACCACGAATGTTTAACCAGGGAAGAGCCGTAGCGTTTGAGAAGTACATGGATAAGATATTCGCTTTCAGATATACAGCAGTTATTGACCAGAGGACTACCGAATACTGCTCCAACCTCGATGGGAGGGTGTTCCAACCAAACGACCCTGATTTCTTCATGGTGTCACCACCTAACCATTTTGGTTGCAGAAGTATTTGGACTCCTATCTTACAAACAGAGAGCGCAGGAGTTGTGGTAGACGGTAAACCAACTGGGCAGCCAGTATTTAGTTCGATCAGTACATTTAGAGATGTGCAAGAAATTACAGCGCTTACAGATAATAGAATCCAAAAACTAAAGGATAAGTATGCCACTTAAATCCCAGAGAGAAAAACTAAAGAAAGACTTCGAGGATGTAATGGAACGCTTCAAAGAAATGGAGCAGGCCGATGATGACATCATTGCTTTGCAGGAACAGGTAAATAGCGTCCTAGATATTATTGAACAGCTAGGCGAGAGTTTTGAGCAGCTAAAGGTAGGGTTTAGTGATGACATGGCAGAACGTGTTACTGGTCTAGAGTCCTTCCAAAGACAGCTAGATAGTAAACTAAAGGAGAGTGATACTCTATCTAAACGAGAGTTAGGCTATATTAAGCAGAGATTTACCAAACTAGATAAGAGACTATCAGAGAAGGCTAGTGCTAGACAGATTGATAGGATTAGGGAGGAGAGTGAACAGATTCAACTTCAGGATAATGTAAGCTTTGAGAGGCTATCCAAGGCTATTGAAGCATTAAGAGAGCAAATCCCAGCACCAACCAAGATTGTTGGGGGCAAGAATATTTCCGTTAGAAAGCAAGGTAATACCTACAGGGTTTCGTTCACAGGCTCTCTTGAGAGGCCTAATATTATTCTTGGTGGGGGCGGTGGTAACGGTAAGGTAAAGACCACAGCTTCTGACCAGGCTGACTTCCTTGGCAATAAAGTTGTTGAGGGTACTAACATTGGTATTTCCATATTGGCTAATGGCACATTGCAGATTTCTGCTACAGGGTCTGCTTCTGGAGAAGCTAATGACGGACAGAACGTAGGTGCTTCTGGCTTAGGGGTATACGCAGGTAAATCATCCGAGACTCTATTATTCCGAAAGTTCTACTCTACTGATAATAGAGTTACTCTGACACAGGGTAGTTCTATGATTAATGTTGGATTAACTAACATCCCTGATACGTTTGTAGGCTCAGGTGGAGCTAGTGTTGTGTACCAAGACGGTTTAACTGTAGAGATCTATGCAACTCCAGGTGGCGGTTCTTCTGTATACACAAGTGCTGACTTCGACACTGATTTTGCCAGCAAGTCTACAGATGACTTGAGCGAGGGTAATTCTAACTTCTATCACGTACAAGATCGATTAGTAGGAACTGGTACAGTTCAGGTGACACACTCAGGTGTGACTACAACAATCAATGGTGTATCTACTCAACACGGACTAGGAGATCACTCAGGTGATAGTGATGACGTAACTGAAGGTTCTTCTAACTTCTACTACACCGAGCCTAGAGCTACTGCTTCTATAATTAATGCGATTGGTAGCACTATCCAGGCATGGGACACCCACCTTGATAATCTAGCAGGGCTAGCTCCAGGCGCAGAAGGTAGGATGATTACATCAAACGGGCTTGGTAATTGGCAGGTATCAAGCACAAGTGCTGTCAGGGCATACTTAAATGTAGGTAATGGTGCTGAAGCTAATATGGTTGATTCTGTGAATGGGCTTACTGGTGCGGTGGTACTTAATACAAATAATATTGATCAAGGAACTTCTAATTTCTACTGGCAAGGAACTAACTTGCTAGGTAAGGGCGGTGATCGTGACTGGGAAAC